CAATGGACTCAGGGGCAGCGTGGGGTGATCGCGGAGGTTACACTCTTACATTCGACGGAATCGAGGCAGAACCTTTTCCAATGGTTGCAGACTATCCAATAGCAACAGGACCTTTCACAAATGCAGCGTTTAATTTTGGAACAATAGTAACTTCTTAATAAGTTTCTTTTATTATAATTCTTGAATGGGGTTGTTTAATTACAACCCTTTTCTTTTTAAGTTTAACGAGGGTGGTGCAGTTCGACTGTATATAGAGAAATCTAGCGTTCGTTATAGGAATTAGGAGGCTTCGGCTTCCTTTTTCCTTTATTAACCAAACAGAAACAGACTTTTTCTATTATATAGTATGATACAAGCAATTACTGAAACAGGATTTACAACTGACATATCAACTGAAGATAATAGAATAGATACGTCTGTAGCTTCTACTCAGATTAGATTCTTAGTAAAGTTGATTAATGACCTTGATGGTTCTATTGCTTATGCTTATCCTCAACTAAATAATGGCATTAAACCTAGATTCACAGAAATGAGTTTTAGTTACAATATAAATCCTAATATTTATAATGGATCAACAAAACTGTTTCCTGCGGGGCATTGGAAATATGAAGTTTATGAAGTGAGTTGGATAGGAACTGTAGAAGTTGTTTTTACAAAAGCTCCTGCTACTGAAACGGATATTTTACCTGCATCTCCTTCTCACGGAGTAGTTCAAGGAATAGTTACTAAAGGAATTTTAAACTTAACAGAGAGATCAGGAACAGAGCAAGTTCAATATACTCAACACGCAGAACCAGACGAAACTAATTATATTTATTACGGACAATAAAAAAACAATATGCACAATATACTTTCAGTAAATTTACAAACATCAACAGCGCCAATAGTCCAAGAAGTCAGAGGAAGAGATTATATAGAGTACGGAACTGATGATTGGAAAAACTTGTACCCTCAATTTTTAATTGATTTATATTATAATTCAAGTACGCACGCTGCGATTGTAAATGCAACTGCTGAAATGATTGGTGGTGAAGACTTAGTTGCAAGCGATGAAGATACTAATTTGGAATCTTATGTTAAATTAAAGAAGTTTCTAAGGCACGCAAATAGCAATGAATCTTTGCATCAAGTTATTAAAAAAGTAGCATTTGATTTTAAACTTCAGGGCGCTTACGCTTTGCACATTGTTTGGAATAGAGAACGCACAGAAATAGCTGAAGTCTATCACGTACCTGTAGAAAGAGTAAGAGCAGGAAAGCCTAATGAATTTGGAAAAGTTGATACATACTTTATAAGCGCAGATTGGTCAAATGTAAGATCTAATAAGCCTTATCCAGTTTCAGCGTTTAATGTTAATGATAGAACAGCAGGAAGCCAATTATTATATACAGGTTCTTATAGTCCAAATATGGATGTTTATTATACGCCTGATTACATAGCTGCAAACAACTGGGCATTAGTAGATCAGAAGGTAGCCGAGTTCCACCTCAACAATATAGAGAATGGATTCTCAGGATCGTATTTTGTCAGTTTCGCAAATGGAGTGCCGACACAGGAAGAAAGACATCAGATAGAACAAAGTCTTACAGAGAAATTTACAGGAGCTTCAAATAGTGGTAAATTTATTTTGACGTTCTCAGATGACCGAACTAGAGTACCAGAAATAACTCCTATAAGCGTTTCTGACGCAGACAAACAATATTTAGCACTCCAAGAGCTTTTGGTTCAAAACATACTTACAGGACACAGAGTAACGAGTCCTATGCTTATGGGAATTAAATCTGATACTGGACTGGGTTCAAATGTTGATGAACTTAACGCAGCAGGAAATTTCTACTTAAATACAGTAATAAAGCCCTTCCAATTACACATCTTAAATACTTTACAGACTATATTTTCTGTAAACAATATGGACTTAGAAGTTAAGTTCGTTCAGCTTAAACCAATAACGGTAGAATTTACTTCAGAAGATTTAAAAGGCGTAATGACTGAGGACGAGATTAGAGAAGAAGTAGGATTAAAACCATTAGCAGACGTTGAAGTTAGAGAAGACTTTGCAAAGGTTGGTATGATTGATGGAAAGCCTGTTTTTAACACCATAGAAGAAGCCTTAGCGAGTGCAAAGACTTTAGGGTGTGAAGGGTACCACGAACACGAATATGAAGGGAGAACAGTCTATATGGCTTGTGAAGGGCATAAGGAAGCTACAGAGCTTTCTAAATTCATTGAGGAGTTTGGAGAAGATATGTCAGAGGATTGGGAATTAGTAGAAGAAGAAGTAGTAGACGGAGAACACCAAGACTTTAACTATGAAGAAGTATTAAATGAATTAGTTGGAGAAAAGATAGAACTTGCTTCTACAGGTAGAGCTATTCCAGAACGTAAGTCAGAACAAGATGGTATCTCTAAAAAGTCTTATGATTATTTTCGTGTAAGATATGTTTATTCAAATGATAATTTCTTAACGAACAAGTCAGGGACTAAAAGAGAATTTTGTCGTAAGATGACTGCTGCAAATAAACTTTACAGAAAGGAGGATATTATAAATATGAGTACTAAAGCAGTTAATCCAGGATTCGGAATAAAAGGCGCAGCAACGTACTCAATTTGGCTGTACAAAGGCGGTCCTCAATGCTTTCACTTCTGGAGCAGGAGAATTTTCAAGACAACAATAGGAGAATCTAAGACAACTAAAATAGAAGATGCTGATATGATAGGCTATACAAAAGCAAGATCAGAAGGCTTTACAGCTAAGAAGAATGATAAGCTAGTAGCAACGCCACCAAGAAAAATGAAAAATAACGGATATTATAACTAAAAACTATGCCTACAGGATACGTACTCTTCATCAGTGAAGCAAAATTAAAAGACTCGACAGCAATCAATCTTAATGTATCGACAGATTTGCTGTTGCCATACGTTAGGCAGGCTCAGAAGCTGTATGTCGAAACTAAACTAGGAACTGAACTGAACAATAAATTAAAAGATTTAATAGTTGCAGGAACAATAGGTAATGTAGGCAATGAAGCTTACAAAACTTTATTAGATGATTACATAGGAGATATGCTTCCGAATTGGGCGTTTTTTCACGCTATCCCATTTTTACGTTTTAAAATCGAAAATGGCAATATTTTTTCCAAGACTTCAGAAACTGGTAATGCATTAAGCACGGAAGAAAGTCAAAGTCTAAGAGAGGAAGTAAGAAACACCGCGGAATACTATACAGAGCGAATGATAGATTACATCTGTAATAATACATCAAGTTTCCCAGAATACGGTACCAATTCAGGCTCGGATGTAGACCCTGATAGAAATGCGTATTACAACGGAATGAATCTTGAAAGACCAACTCAGCAAGGAACAAAACTTACATTAAGAAACTTTTTAAATGCTTCAGATTAATGAAGAAACACTACAAACCAAAATTAATTAATATAACTAAGCTTAAATCCTACTTGGAAAAAAAGCCTAAAAATAAAACAAATGCAAGACAGCATACAAGTAGGATTAGCAAATAGTACAGCAATAGCGTTTAGTGTAGGTCAGGCTAATCAATTTTTAACTTTAGTTTCTTTAATACTAGCTATCGCATTTACGATTTATAAATTCATTAAATATGAAAAAAAAAAATGATAAATCTTTTAATAATTCGTGATACATTTACTGATGAATCTACAATAGGAGAATTATTTTTAAATGGTGAAAGGCTCTGCGACACTTTAGAAAACCCTTGGCTAGATAATCAAAAAAATATTAGCTGTATTCCAGTAGGTGAATATCCTGTAAGACTTAGACTGGCGAGAGAAAGCGCAACAAAAAACTATTTACATTTATTAATCCAAGATGTTCCAAATAGAAATTACGTATTATTCCATAGAGGAAATACTAATGCAGATACGCAAGGATGCGTTCTAGTGGGGTTAGGAAGCCAACAAGACTTTGTTAGTAACTCTGTATTAGCTATGGACTTGTTAATGAAAGAAATAGTTAATTTAGGCGGTGAAAATATTAATTTAATAATCAAAAATAAATAATTATGAAAAAGTGGTTAATCTCAACGATGTTTAAATCAAAAAAATTCTGGTACGCAGTAGCTTCTATTGTTGTTCCTATTATTGTTACTTATTTAGGAGTAGATGAAGAAACAGCAACTAAATTATTTTACGCAGCTATAGCCCTAGTATTAGGACAAGGTATTGCAGATAGTGGAAAAAAATAACAGATACAGACTAAAACCTCACGAGGTAGCTGCTATACAGAAAATGAGAGAAACGGAAACTAGAAACATTCTAGTCATCGGAGACCTTCACGAACCATTCTGTTTAGATGGCTACCTTGATTGGTGTTTAGA